ATCACGAAGTTGACCGGGTCCTTCGTGTACTGCTTGATCTTGTTCCAAGCATTCTGGATCGCGGACGCGCCGGTCCCGAACGCCTTGCCGACCGCCGATACCCCGTTCGAGATCGCGGTGAAGATCGGCTTGATCCCGGAATTCCAGACTGTCTTGATCACGGTCATGATCCCGTTCCAGACCGTCTTGATCGCGTTCCAGAACGATTGGAACTGACCCATCAAGATCTTGACTCCGGCCACGACCAGATTCCAGATCGGATGGATCAAGGCCCAGGCAAACTTGATCGCCGTGACGATCCCGGCCCATACGAGTTTCCCGATTGCCAGCCACATCCGGAACTGGATCACCAGGATCCCGATCCCGATCCTGATCAGGACCCAGATCGGCTGAATGAACCCGACCCAGGCAACCTTGATCGCGAACGCAATCCCGGCCCATACGGCTTTCGCTACCTGCCAGTAGAACTTAAAGACCTCGATCACTAGCTTGACGTAGAGAACGATCCCCTTGAAGATCGGCTGAATCACGACCCAGGCCAGCCGAGCGTAGAAGACGATCAAGCCCCAGGCGAATTTCGCGATCGCCCAATAGACCTTGAACACCTCGATCGCCAACTTGACATAGAGCACGATGCCCGCGAAGACCGGTTTGAGTACGTTGTCCCATGCCCACTTGGCCGCCGTCTGGATTCCTGACCAGGTGGCTTGCACGATGTTCCGGAACGTGGCCGACTGCTTATAGGCCAAGATCAGCGCCCCGACAAGAGCCGCGATCGCGAGAACGATCAAGCCTATGGGGTTGGCGAACAGGGACGCGTTCAAGATCCCCTGGACGATCGCCCATGCCGTGGTCGCGATTCTGACCGCGACGATCGCGACGACCATTCCGATCAACGCGCCTTTCAGCGCCGCCGCCCAGCCTGAGCCGGATTTCATGAATGCGAAGAACTTGCCCATAGGGCCGGAGACCGCCGAGCCGATCGAGGCAGAGAACGCCTTGACGTGTGCGGCCACTTCGCCGAACACGCGCATACCCGTGCCGGTCATCCATGACGCGAGCTTTTCGAGCAAGGGCAGGATGATCAAGCCGATGGTCGTTTCGAAGCTTTTCCACGCCAGACCGAGCCGCTTGATCGGATCCGCCGACGCCTTGGCCGCGCCGCCGAATTCCGATTCGACCTCTTTCAAGATCAGCTTCTGCGCGCCAAGCGTGTTGCCGTTCGCCACCATGGCCTTGACTTGATCTTTCTGGCCTTGGGTGAACACGACTCCGATCCGGGTCAATGCGGTCATGCCCTTGATCGGATCCCCGAGCGCCTTGCCGAGCTGGATTGTCGACGCCTTCAAACCGGCCGAGTCGATCACGCCATGGTGCATGGCCGCCGTCATGTTGACGATCGCCGTGGTGCCCCGATCGAAGATCTGGTTACCCGCGCCCGCTTCGTTCCGAACGCCCTTGAAGGTCAACAGCAGATTCTCGGCCTGCCTGATCGCCTTGCCACTGGTAGCGCTCTGGAATCCGAGCGAGGTGGCCAGTTCCTTGACGTGCCCGGCCGTGACGTGCGCCGCGCCGCCGGTCGATTTGATCACCGCCTCGGTCAGCTTGGTGACCTTGGTCGACTCGACCGCCCCGTCGATCATCTCCTTAAAGATCTTCGCACCCTGGAATGCCGCGAACGCGACGCCCATCCCGCCGATCACATTTTTAAGCCCGCCCATGCCGTTCGACATGCCGGAGCCGAATCGTCGGCCGGTCCGTTGTCCCATCTGATCGCCGGACGATTCGATGCCCGCCGATGATTCTTTGAACGTGGTGTGGGCCCGTGATCCGAACGCCTGTCCGAACCCGTGCCCGGCCTTGGTCCCGGACGCAGAAAGATCGCGCTCGACCGTGGATCGGAACGCCGCCGTCTCCGGCTTGATCGTTACGAATGCCTCGGCAAGCGCGACCATGATCAGAAACCTTTCAAGCTGCGCATGAATGCGCGCTCGGCCTCGGCCTTGGCCGGGTCGAGTGGGGAATACAACCAGTTGTCGAAATCTTCTAGCTCGGCCTTGTCCTCTGCGGTACTGGCACGAAGTGCGTACGTGTAGTTGCAGAGTTGCCGAGCGCTCATCCCGCCAAGTCCGCGACCGGAACCAGACCCAGCTCCGCCGCCCGCTGTGAGCGCGTGACCGTCGATGGTCGCGTACTCGCCGAAGCAGATGGTGAGGAGTCGGAGTCCGACTTGGTAGGGCGCGCGGTCATGATCTCGATCGCCCGGTGAACGACGCCTAGGAGATCTTCCTCCCCTGCTTTGGTCGCCGTGGCGTGCTGCTGGAATGCCATCCACTGATCATCTTGGATCACGTCCCGGATCATCTCGTAGATCGCGGACATGGCCGCCATGTAATCGTCATCGGTGTTCATCCCGGAACTGGCCATATGCGCGAATCTCATCAGGGGCATCAAACCGACCTTCTCGGCCAGCCGGAATTTCTTGCCCATGAATTCAAAATCGCGCCCGGTCGGGATGTTCTCCGACATGGCCTGAATCTCTGCGGCCTCGGCCTCGACTTGATCGGCCTTGGTCAGATCCACGCCTTCCGATACTTGGATCACTTCGATCTGTGGCAACTCTTGGACAGACATGATCTTTTCTCCCTTGGATCAACCGGGCCCCGTGGACCCAGCGTTCAAGATCATTTCTCGAGCCAGTGGATCATGCTCGGACGGTGCCAGCGGTCCAGTAGGTGAAGGGGACGCCGCCGGACGGGATCTCACATCGGTACTCGACCGGGATGGTGGCCTTGGCCGCTCCCTTGTTCCTCGACCACTTCATGTCGCCCACTTGGAACGCCTGGTAAAGCACGAGGCGCTCGGTCGAGTCGTTCGACTCCCAGCCGATCATGGCCCGGACCTCGGCCCCGACCGTGGGGGGTGTGTAGGCCGAGAGGGTCGTGGTGGTCGCGCCGGTCACGGAGATCGTTCCGCCGTTGAGGGCCCGCTTGAGGTTGGTCGCGTGGACCTGCGCGAGCGCGAACAAGATCGAGATCTCTCGGCCGGTCGAGACGACCGCCGGGGGGTCGTAGTACTCGGCCACATCGACGTTGGCCACCGCAGGCTTGTAGGAGAAGTCCGAACCCGAGTCGGTCGCGCCGAAGGGCAGCCAAGCGCCGGGCCAAACATCGGTGAAGACCGATCCGACCACCGTGTTGCTCGGGAGAGTCGAGAGCAGAGGGGCCCAATAAAGATAACCCGGGCCCAAGGCAAGCGCGTTAATAGGAACCGTGATCGCTGGGATCTTGATCGCCTTCTTTCGTGAGGATTCGTCCCCTTGGGACGAACCGTTACCTTGACTTGGAGTAACATTCAGAACATGGGTGGACGAAGAGAGAATCTCCGAACCAAACTGTTCCGACGTCTAGTGATCACTGAGCCGCCGATCACCACTGATCGGCTCGGTCGGCCGCTGATCGGCCCGTGTCTGCTCTGGCAACGGCCGCAGAAAACGACCGGTTACGGTCTGGTCTACGAGCCGGGTACGCGTCACGGCCTGCAAGTTCATCGGGTCATGTATGAACTGTTCGTTGGCCCGATAGAGCACGAACTAGATCATCTGTGCCGGGTGATCTCTTGTGCGTCCCCGGCTCACATGGAAGACGTGACCCATGCGGAGAACTGCCGACGTGGGAACGTCAATCAATACGTCGGCCGGACCCATTGCCCTGCCGGTCATCCGTATGACGAATCCAACACAGGGATAAAGAGAGACGGCCGACGACGTTGCCGAGCGTGCGCCCGTGCCTATTACCACGCTCACAAATGATCAACGCCTTAACCCCGGAGTCGGCTAGCCGACCCCTTCGATGTGACTTACGGGGTCAGATAGAACGAGGCGTCAACAAGATATCTGTACTGCTCATGAGTCGACTCGAAATCATCGATGGGCAAGGGGCCGGTGATGTTGTCGACGCCTCGGCAGGTTGCCGAGCCCATTGCGCAAGGGATCTTGCCGGTCAAGATCAACGACCACAACTCGTTGGCGTAGGCACGCGCGCCGACCTCGGCCGTGTCTTTCTTGCCGCCGTAGATAGTTCCGGAGATCCTGGCAAGCTGGATAGGGGTCTCGGCCGTCATCCCCGTGGTGGTGTTGATCAGCAGTAGCCGGACGTAGGTACCGCGTACCGAGTCGAGCCGTTTGAGGTGTGCTCCCTGACTGAGCGGGGGAGCCGTGCCGCCGGTCAGCGAGGCGTTGGCGTTGATCCACGCGCGCACCGCAGCCTCGGAATCCACGAAGGTGATCACGGTCATATCCGGCCGCCCAGTTCTTCGAGGGCCGGTCGGAGGAACGGATGCGCCGCCGTGCCGGGGTGCTGAACCTCGTGCCCCAACACCGTGCCCTGTGCGGTCCGGAGCGGGTAGTCGCCCCTCGACCGGATGGTGTGCGCCTTGGTCCCGACCTCGACGCCGAGCGGGTAGGGGTAACCGTCCGGAGACTTGGCGTCACAGATCACGTCGCATACGACGTTGCTGCCATCGCTCCGGAGTACGTGCCGGATGTGATCCCGCATGTATCCGGACGGTCGGCCGTGGCTACCGTCCTTCGAAACCGGAGCGTGCCCCTTGGCGATCTCCTCGACGATCTTGCCGCACCGCAGCATGAATTTGCCGACCGCGCCGGTCTCCGAGTGCATCATGTGTTCGTACTCGGATTGATGCCACCGGATCGAGACGCTCGCAGGCATGATCAGCCCGCCGGGTCAGAGGTGGAATGTTCGAGCCGCCACATGATCGATTGCATGACCGAGAGCGCCTCGACCGCGCCCGGTTCCATGGCGTTGATCGCCTTCTCGTCCAGGTGTGCGCAGAATCGCCCGGCCGCGATCAGCAGACCGGTGAACGGCTCGACGTCGGCCAGCTTGACGGTTACCGAGTCGGTCCTGGGTGGGTCCTGCCCGGCCGTCATTTGCCCGTTGCCGCCTTGCCACCACGGGCCGGGGTGGTTGTGTCGCCGCCACTCTCCGAGCCCTTAGAGGGCTTCTCAGGTCCGCCGCGCAGATTCTTCGGCATCTGGCCGCGCTCGGTCGGTTGGTCGGGGTCGACCGCCGCGATCGCCGGGCCATGATCATCGGCCTTGTAGTCCTTGCGGAGTACGACCGCGCTCCCGACCTCGTACCCGTTGGCCTTGACGTTGTCGCCGGGGACCGGGTCGCCCGGCTGATACGCCACGACGCCGCTGTGCATGATCGTCTGAATCGCGACGTACTCGTAGACATCCGTGTCGGACATGATCGTCTCCCTTGGAGATCGTTTACAGAATGTTCGGTTCGATGTCTTTCCAGCGGGGTGCCACCGGGAAGCTGTAGATCGGGACATTGGTCGAGAGTGTGTCGAGCTTTCTCCACTCGATCTCCCACCGCGTGTTCAGCGCGTTGTAGATCGTCAGATCGGCCGAGCGCTCCGGCCATGCCAATTCGATATCGGCCGCCGTGCGAATCGCCGCGACGCTCGCCGCCTGCGCGTACTCGGACGGGGCCACCGTGCCGATCCCGGACAAGATCGCCGCAACGGATTTGTCGAGCATCCGCTGGACCTGGCCGTCATCGGGATGAGTAAGACCGTTGAACGTCCCGAAGATGATGTCTGAACCGGCCGTGATATCCCGTGTCTTGTTCGGTGCGTAGTCCCCGACCTCGGAGAGAAACGGGGTCCAGACCGGCCGCGTGTTGCTCGCCGAGGGGAGGGGCCGGACGTTGTAGACCTTGGCCTGTACTCCCGCGCCGGTCCCGGTGACGGTCCAGACCGCGACGTAATCGCCGGACATGGCCGCCGCGAACGGGGCCGTGTAGTCCTGGCCGGTCGGCCCGGTGATCGACGGGGGAGCGAGCGTCGTCCCGTCCGGCTTGAAGATCGCGACTGAGACGAGCGTCGAACCGTCCGGGGTCACTCCGAGTGACAAGCGGGAAACGATCGGATCACCCAGGTCGAAGACCGTTTGCGCCATTGGATCACCCTAACCACATTGATGTGACTCTCCGTCGAACATGCCCTGTATGGCCCTGAGATGCCCGCTAACGGCTTGACCCCCCTTATTGGTACAACCGGATCGGTTTCCAATTTGCGGGATTTCCCCAGGTCAGGGGCATGATCAACGATCATTTAGGATCTTGGTGACCGGCGGCCCAGGGTGGACGCCGTACCGCCGGTCACGCTCTGGTAGGCCGATCAGCTCACTTTCGGTGATGATCCATCTCCGCTGATCTTCGAGGGGTTTTGTGGATCACCACTCACCGTGGTCGAGGAACGATCACCGCTGGCACTCGTTGACGAAGGATCGCCCTTCACCGTTGCCGAGTTACCGGATCCACTGGCACTCGTTGACGAACGATCACCGCTCACCGTTGCCGAGTTGCGATCACCGCTGGTGCTCGTTGACGAACCCGTCCCCGAGACCGTGGTAAATGAACGATCACCCGAGGCACTCGCCGCAAGTGGATCACCGATCACGGCCAGGTTTCCGGGGCCGCCGATGAAGATCTGCGGAGCGCCGATCATGACCGAGGGAGCGAAGATCGTTCCTCGCCTCGACCACTTCGGACGGTGCCGCCGGTGATCTTGCTGCCCGGCCAGTGGACACCATGGCGGATTCGGCAAGATCGGCCGGGGTGGCTGGACCGGCTGGAATCGGCCGCGTCGGCACGGAGCCGAGAACCTCGGCCGCCGCGAGATCATCGGGCAGGGTGCCGTCAGATCCGGGGGAGCGGGGGGCCCGTACAAGTGGCCACGCCTCGCTGCTGGTATGGCCCGTCCGCGCCGCGTGGTACACGCTGTCGGCACACTGGCCGGAACCGGTACGACCGGATAGGTACCACGCCGCCGAGCCGGTAGGGGCCGTCTGAGAGCCTTGGCCGTACTCGGAGGAATCGAGCCGGTCGAGGTGATCGGCTGGAATGGTACGGATCCGAATCGGCCACGCCGTACCGTGCCGGTGATCCGCCGAGCGGCACGTACCAGACCAGGGACGGGAGCGGTACGGTCCGGGGGAGCCGGGGGGCCGAAGTACCGGCCGCGTGCCCGGCTCGGGTGTACCGGCCTGATTGTCCGATTGATCGCCGGGGGGAGTGCCTGGATCGTCGGGGTGATGAACAGCCCGAGCGCGATCTTGGTGAACGAGCCGATCCGGGGTCGCGTCGGCCAGATCCGCCGAGCCGCTCTGATCGTTGCCGGGACCGGAGCGGTGAGATCGAGCGGGAAGGGCAGACCGGTGAATCGGCCGGGCCGGACCTTGACCGGCCGGATACCAGATGCCCGCCGACGAGCAAGTTGATCTTGCCCGGCCGGAACCCTGCCGAAGGATCCCGCCCTCGACCGAGTCGGCCAGACCCGCCGAGCCGCCCGGATGATCGCCACTACCTGCGAGATGATCGCCGGGGTACTCGGAGGAGTCGTCAGGAACTGGCCGGACCGAGCCGCCGGGGCCCATGTCCGGTGACCTGATCTGACCACCGGCAGGGGAGCGACAGTCAGATCAGGAGCCAGGGCCGGACCGGTGAACCTGCCGAGCCGGGGACGCGTCGGCCAGACGTGCCGAGCCGCTCGTACGATCGGCGGGATCGGAGCCGTGGTCAGATCAGGTGGGGCCGGGGCTTCGAAGAAACCGCCTGGCCGCGCTCGGGGGATCCATACCCGGTTCCGGGTGATCGCGTCGGCCGGTGATATCTGGCCGGGTACCACGTCCGCGAGGAAGTTACCCGGCCTCGGCCGTGTCGGCCAGATATGCCGAGCCGCCCGGATCATCGCCGCCGGGTACGAGGTGATGATCGCCGGGGTACTCGGAGAGATCGCGAAGAACCGGCCGGATCTTGCCCGCGTCGGCCACGTCCGCCGGACCGGCCTAGTCGACGGAATCGGGGCCGTGGTCAGATCGGGGGATGCCGGTGCTTCGAAGAACTGGCCGGACCGGGCCCGTGGGATCCATACCCGGTTCCGGGTGATCGCGTCGGCCGGTACTGCTTGGCTCGGTACGACATCCGCGAGGAAATTGCCCGACCTCGGCCGCGTCGGCCAAACCCGCCGGTCAAGATCAGGCCACCATGAGCCGATCGGCCCGGACTGGGTGATCGCGACGGATGCGAACCAGACCGGTTCGGTGAACCGACCTCGACGGGATCGAGTCTTACTGATCTTCGAATAGGCCGAGGGGGCCCTGGTCCGGATTCGAGGGGGAACAGTCAGATCAGGAGGATTCGGAGCCTTGTAGAACCGTCCCCATCTGATCTTGCTTTTCTTGATCTTGCCATAGGCCATGGCCGGGGCTACTCGAATCCGGGGGGGAACGGTCAGATCAGGGAGATTCGGGGCCTTGTAGAACCTCGGCCTAGTGATCCACCGTTTGGGGAGGGGGAAGCGACGCCTAGCCACTCATCACTCCCCGTCGATTAGAAGTGACTTAGCGTCACTCCTCCCATTCAAGATCAAGGGTGAACAGATGGGCCGCCGGTAGCGCGTTTCCGATGTTGACGAACGCGATCCCGTTGGCCGTGCCCTGGTCACAGATCAACTCTTCGAGGAATTCCCAGGGCCCGTCGTAGCCGGACTGGGTGTTGAAAGTGATCTCCGCCAGCTTGGCCGCCGCGAGCGTCGGGCCGGTCGTGCCCGCCGTGGGGCCCGTGGTGACGTCCAGCCCGGTGATCCCGGACGCCGCGCCGCGCGGATCCATGGCCGTGCCGACCGTGGTACCGAACCCAGTGCCGACCACCCGGACGGTCTGCCGGTAGAGCGCGATCGACATCTGCTGAGAAGTCGGGACCGCCGCCCCGGCTCGGACGCCGAGGATCATGCGCCGGACCTTGAAGTTGACCGCCGCGCCTGCCACCAGGGCCGCGAAATACCCGTTGAAAGTCGTGGTAACCGGGAGCCCGGAAAGCTGAGCCGCCACCGATTCGCCGACCGCCTTGAAACGACCCATGATCCTTACCGGCCTTCCTTGGATGATCTTGAGGATTCATCGAACAGATGATCTACGACCATCCGCACCGTGGCGACATGATCATCGAGTTGCTTGAGTCGAGCGTCGCTGCCCGGATAGCCGAACTGATCATGAGCGGCCTTGACCAATGCGTCCAGTTGAGTGACCGCCGCCTTGCGAGTGATGCCCACCTTGATCACCTTTCAGAAAAACGTGTTGTACTGCCCGGCCGATCTGATCGGACCGGCCACCACCGCCGCCGCGCCGCCTTGCACCTCTAGCGCCGCAATCGTCCACCACTGCCCGGTCGGAAGAGTGCCGCCGACCGTCTTGGCTCCGGCCGCGCCCGCGTTGGCATGAAACCCGCCATAGACCCCGCTGGTGAACCCAACGTTGTCGTACGTCTGTTCGGTGAACGCTCCGGCCGTAGCGGTCGAGTAGGTCCGGACAGTGCCGTCGATCGTGTTGAAATCACTCGACACCCAGACGATCACGCTCGACGCCGCCACCGTGGTAACCGCCGCCGAAGGTTGACCACTACTGGAGTGATTCGTGACCCCGGTCCCGAACCCGGTGACCCCGGTGTATCGGAGGATGTTGTATCCCCACGCTCCGGACGCCTGTGTCGAGGTGACCGTGATCGTTACCGAGCCGGTCGACGCCACCGGAGCGGTCCAGATGTACGTCCCGCCGAACGTGGAAAAACCGTCGATCTGCGCTCGGTTCGTCCAAGTCAACCCGCCGCCCGCGATCCCGGAAAGCTGGCACGCCGTGACGTCGTATACCGAGGCGAACACGACCAACGTGTCACTCGCGCTCGGGGTGAACGTTGACGCCTTGGTCAGACCGGCCGTCGACCAGCTAGCGCACTCATGCTCGTCAACGAAAGCGACGGCCACCGGTCAGACGGATCCGGGAATGATCTTCGCAACGATCGTGAGCCCGGTAACTGAGGTATACGTGATCGCCATCAGTCCGGTATTGACCCCACCTTGATCGAATCGGCCATCATTCTGGATGAAGATCTCTTGCTCATCCGTGGCCGCTAGAACCATCGTTACGTCTTGGTCGCCGCCATAGTTGTCCAGCCGGATCGAGTTGAATGTGATCGTTGAGCCTGTACCAGTGGTCTTGGCACGGAAGATCGTTCCACGTCCAGTAACTGGAATCAGATCCCCACCACCTGCCGCCGCTACCCACCCGGCCGCCTGACCTTGGTTGGCTATGCCGGTAAAGGTCAGATTCATGATCGGCGGAACGATGATCGCTAGTGTCGCCATGATCGCCCCTTACTTGAAACGCTCGACAAGCTCGGCCTTCGAAAGCTCGTTCGCTTGCGTCTCGGAGATCGCGCCGGGCGTGCCCGCCGTAGTGGTCACGGCATAGTTGACCCATGCCGCTTTCGGGTCGGACGTGCTCGGCTTGGTGATCGTCTTTGCGTCCCGCTCCCGAGCCGCTTGGAGTAGCTGATCATTCGCCGTCTCAGCCACCGCTTTGCGCTCAGCCAGATCGGGAGCCGGTGGATCTTCCACTACGGCAGAACTTTCCATCTCTTCGATCAAGCCCGATTCGAGGTGGGCTTTGATCTGCCGGTCCGGAACTTCCGGGGGTAGAACGTGATCCTTGTAGAACCCGGCCATCCTAGGCAACCCGTCGCCGGACGTGACCAGCACCGTGATATACGGTGCCGTGACCTTGTATTGCTTCGCCATGATCAGTCATCCTCCGTGATCTTGCTGGCGATGGTAGACATCAGCGAGCGGCCGTGATCCGGCAAGCCGCGCCCGGCTCCTGAACGATCGGCACCGTCTTACGCCGTCCCTGTAGATCCCACGCGTCGGATGAGTCGCGCCGGATGCTCTTGATCTGCACGGCCAGGTCGGCCGTGGCGTAGCCGGGAGCCGCGTCCATCTCGTCGGCCATGCCTCCGAGCTGAGTGGAGTCAAGCACATAGACCTCTGTCAGGGTCGGCATGTTCGGAGTGACCACGATGTTAAGCCCGGCCACTTTCTGGAGGATCTGGCCGGTGTAAATCGGGTTGTCGGTGGTCTCACGCCGCCACGCGTTGGTGATCGTGGTGTCCTGCATCATCAGGGCGTAGGAGGTGTCGTCCATGACCACCGTGTCGGGGGTGTACCCCAGGTTCAGCCCGACGATCACGGCCTTGGCCCGAAGGATGTCATACAGGATCCGGGGGGTCTGGCTGTTCCACCCAACTCCGGTACCCCCGGCCGTGGCCGCCACGGACGTCTGTCCGGAGATCGCCGAAGCGATCGCAGAGAACGCGATTCCGTCGACCTGCTTGATGATCCCGTTGACCACCTTTTTGAGGTTGCGATCCACCGCCGCGCCCGCGTAGATGTTCCGCTCGATCTCCTCATCGGTCAGGATGACCTTCTGACCCCACTTCTGAACCGCCGCGATCGCGCCGGTCCCGGTGGGAAGGTTGGCGTAGGGGTACTCGGAGCCCGCGCCGACAGCCTCGACGGTCCGGTCCGAAACGAACGGCTCACTCATCTCGTACAGCACCGCGCCGCCGGTCGACCGGTATCGAGCGGTCAGAACCTGGTCAGCGACGAACCGAAGATCGACGTACGAACGGAGACGACGCCGGAGCTGAGTAGGCGACTGGAGAAACCGGCTAATGGTCTCAAGATCGCCGGAAAGCGTGGGGGGAGCTGCCGGGAATGCACCGGGCATTTGATCACGTACCTCTCATATTTGTGGGCAGAAAGCACCCGGTCAAACAGACATCCACCGGAATTTGGCGTTGTCGACTCCGGTCGTCAGAGCGATTCCGATCACCGCTCTGGACGCGTTGGCCTCGGCCTGGACATAAGCCGCTCCGGCCGCAGCAAGCGCCGTGACGTCACGGTTCGCCGTGCCAGACGTGGTGACCTCGGCTCCGGCCGCGATCGCCCCGTCAGCGAGCGACTCATGGACACATCCGCGCGTCCAGACCGTGACCCGGCCGCCGGAAGGTGCGTCATGCGCGGCCACGCCGACGTAGCTGATCGATGCCGCCGTACTCGCCTTGGCCACCGTGCCGGATCCGGTCACGACCAACAGGTTTCCACCCGTGACCGCGCCGGACGTGAGCATCGTGTAATTGAGCCGCTTGTCGGTTACGGGTGCGTAGTCACCCATGATCAGCGACCCAGGAACCGGAACTTGAGCCCGGCCGTAGCAGTGGACAGAGCGGTTCCGACCAAGGTCCCGGCCGCCGCGAGCGTGGCCAGGGTGCCGGTTTCGCCGGTTCCGGTCGCGCCGGTCTGAACCGCCGCGCCGGTCGTGATCCCGGATGTGCTCACCACTTCGTGAACCAGACCGGGAAGGGGCCACACAGAAACCCGCGCGTTGATCGCCGCGTCATGCGCGGCCACGCCGACGAACAGACCGGAGCCCGCTCCGGCCGGGCCGACCGTGCCGACTCCGGTATGCGCGACGATCGTTCCGCCGACGACCGCGACGCTCGCCGTCATGGTGAACGGGAGTGATCCATTCTCGTAGACGGGTGTGTAGTCAGCCATCGGTGATCACCGGCCTTCCTGGCCGGAGCCGCTCGGCGGGAACAGCGTGTCGAACTCGCCGCCGTTGTAGGCGTCCGGGTCGCCGGGGTATCCGATCTCGGAGACCGGGACCAGTCCGGGAGTGAGCGATGCGATCAGGTCGCGCGTGCCCTCGGGATCGGATGCCCAGACCTTCTGCCACTGGGTGAGCCTCGCCGGGGGGAACTTGCCCGCCGCCATGGCCGCCGTCAGGGTGGTGTCACGCTCGGTTTCGAGCTGAACCCGCCGGGCCTCTTCGCCGCGCTTGATCCGGTTCTGCATGTCGGTCCAGACACTCGCGTCGATGACGATCGTGTTCGGTCCGGCCGCAGTGATCTCTGCTTTGTGCTCGGCCAGAACGCCGGACGCCTGGAGAACCCGCTCCGGGGTCATCTCGGCATCGTCGGCCAGCCCGAGCGTTTTGCGCAGCTCTGCAAGCTGCGCCTCGGAGAATTCCACTTGTGATCCTTCCTTGTGGAGCGGTGCCCCGTGGATACGGGCCGCCGCCTTGGCCGCCGTGACCGGCTTGGCCGGTGATCGCGGGGTCGGAGGTGTGACCGGCTCGGGGGCCGGAGTGACCGGCTCGGGATCCGGGGTACGAGGGGGTAGCGCCGAGCGGAAAGCCGATTCGGCCGCGCCCGCGAAGATCACGCGGGTCGGGGCCGCACTGGCCGCCGGTTCCGTCTCGGTCTCGTTGGGGGGAGCGTCGACATACTCGATATCGACCTCGATCGGCTCGGAGAACACGATGTTCTTCCCGTCGATCGAGAACGGAACCCGGTAGATCTCGCCGGTCGATTCGTCACGGATGATCAGTTGCATCGGATCCATGACCATCTCGGTGATCCAACACATCATGTTGGCGTCTTCGTAGTACTCCCGCCGGATGTCCTCGGCAGTGACCGCCGCCGTGATCTGAATGGGTTGGGGCATGGGTCGCTCCTGATCGGATGATTGTGTGACGGTGATCTTTTCTCCGGTGATCGGATCGGCCCCGGCCTCGACCTCGAACAGGGTTTTGACCGCCGTGATCGAGTCGAGCACGCCGATACCGGGGGGAGTGACCCCCAGCAGAGCGACCGCCGTGATCACGAAGGGGTGGACGTGCCCGGTCTGGCACTTGAAATTACGGGTCGCCTCGATCGAGCGGTCCGGGTACGCCGTCGACATGATCTCGGCCAGCCATGAGGGGACACCCGCGTAATCGCCGGTGATCATGTCCCCGCCCTCGGCTAGGGCCATGTTCTCTATCCAGCCGATCGCCGGTTCGCCGTCCCACCGTTTCTGTCCCTTGGGGGGTGGCTCGGAATGGCCGAGTTTCAGCACGGGCCGACGCACCGACTTGCACTCGACCGCGCCGACCGCCGCCGCCATGTCGTCACGGGTGAACGTGGTCAGACCGGATCCGAGATTCCATTCGCCGACCGTGGCCAGCTCGATCCCTGGCAGGGTGACCAGTGATGCACCGGCCGTTACCACTACCAGATCATCGGCCATGATCAGTGAAGACCCAGGGACTGGGTGGCGTGAATGAAGAACGCCAGTACGAAGAACGCCAGACCGAGCCAACCAAAGGTGACCCGGCTCTGTGCCGGTACGCCGAACGCCGCCATGACGAGCAAGATCAGCGCCGCGAGGAAGCATAGGAAGTCGACCATTGGACACTCCTTTTCAAGATCATTTCTCGAGCCCGTGGATCTTGGATGACTCACTGTGCGGGCAGATCTGCCCGCACAACTTTGATCACTGACCGGGCTGATCGGTGGGCTGTTGCCCAGGTAGGGACTGGTTCCCGTTCTGCGGACTGCCCGGCCCTGCTTTCTTGGGAGACAGTGCGCCCGGCTTTTGCGTGCCGCCGGTCTTGGTGGCAGGTGCGTTCGTGCCAGGTGCCGCCGGTTGGTTCTCGCCGCTCGGGACCAGTTCGGTCCCGGTGGCGACGTCCGGGGTGACCCGCTCGGGTAGCTGCCAACGCTCCCGGATATAGGCGTCCAGCGCCGGATCCGGGACGAGCGCCCCGTACCGAACCAGTTCCATCAACGAGGTTGCCGTCACTTCCGGCCGGGATCCCGCGTCTCCGATGATGATCCGGGGGGCCGCTTCGTCTTCGCCCCAGTTGTAATCGACCATGCGAACGGTGAGTTTCTCCAGCTCGGAGGCCATCTCACCACCGATCGAGTTGAGCGATAGCAACATGAGGTTGACCAGGACGTCCCCAAGCGCGCGTGATCCGTTGGGAGACGCGTCCAAGTTCAGGACCGAGGCGAGGGCCATTTGCGCGATCTGGGAATCGAGGTACCGGATGAATCCGAGCATGTCGGGGGACGTGCCGGTCATGCCGGTGATCGCCAGGGAGTACCCGGCCGGGAGTCCTACTCCGGATTCGTCCCCGACCCTGATCTGAGTGGCCAGCTTGGATGCCTCGGACACCATGGCCGGGGTCGCTCCGGCCGGAGCCGTGACGCTCGGGACTCCCATCCCGAACCGCCGCCCCGACGTGGCCATGATCCGCCATGCTTCGTGTTTGAGCAGCCAAGCGCCATATGCGGGCCGGAACATCGACCGGCCCTGGTGCATAGCACCTTCTCGATCACGGGCGTACCAGAGCAGCCGATTCTCGGGGATGATCGGGTCGTAAAAGTTCTGCTGAATGCCTTTCAGCTCGCCGTTGGGCCAGAGCTTCATGTCCCTGATCGTTTGGGGCATCCGCTCGGCCAGCTTGATCAGCCGGGCCTTCCCGTCCCTGATCTCGTACGACTCTTCGAAGGGCATGTGACCATAGATCAGGTGAAGCAAGGCCAGCCGGAAGTGAGTGGCGAAGTTGATCCCGCGCCGCCGAGCCGGGCCCGGTTCGTCGTTATTGCCCAAGATCGGCAGACCTAGATCATCGCTGATCTGCTGAGCCACTTCGTCCCGGACCCCGTGCGGATCGACCCACTTGGGAGCCTGCCGGAGTGGGAGCGTATAGGCGTTCATCACCGCCGTCAGTTGCGGATCATGCCTCATCTGCGCATAGGTCCGGGTCGATAGCGGCCACGTCAGATCAGCGATCAATTCGAGCGTGTCGACGTACTGAACGCTCAACCCATAGACATCGGACAGATAGCCAAGCTCATGAGTGGGGGCCGAGAGCTTGGTCATTTCCTGCCTCGCCGGGCCGGATGCAAGATCTGCATCCCTTCGAGAGTCGACGTCGGCACGCGGGGAGGCATCGCGTCATACTTGGTGAGATCTTGGACGGCCAAGATCTCCTCGGTCGTCCAGGTGGCCAAGATCAACTCGCGGAAGTTCTTGAGGACCATGGCATACGGCCACGAATTGGGGCAAGTCACCATGTCCTCCCTTCAAGTTCCTTGAATGTCGGGGCCGGTAGTGCCGGATCGACCCCGGTCTGTGCCTGAAAAGCCCGGTCGGTATCGGTGACCTGGTATCGAGCCGTGATGACCGAGGTGACCGCGCCCGTCCAGTGTGCGATCACCACGCGGGCCGCGTAACTGATCACATCGACCCAGTCGTCATGCACCGCGTTGGGGAATTGGACGCATTGGTCGATCACGTCCCGGACGATCAGCGTTGACGTGTCTCCGGCCGGAACCCACAACCTGCCCGTGTCCAGCCGGGTACTAGCGGGGATCGCTCGGGTGATCTTGTCCGTCTCGGCTTTCAGCTCGGAGACCGGAACGCCCTGACTGGTGGCATCCCGGACGAGCGTGGTGCCGATCATGGCCGATTCGATGAACACCACATCGGCCGACCAGCGTTCCCGTAGGGGCCGGACCAGCGCCCAGTGTTCGGTCTCCTCCAAGCGAGCCGAGTCCCCGTCGATCAGGACCAGGTCCCCGTCGAGCGTGATCAGCCATACTCCGGCCACCGTGAAGTCAGCCGAGGTCTTTTTGCTGGCAGCAAGGTCGACGGTGAGAAACCGCCAGCACTCGGAGAGGTAGATGATCTTGTCCCCGAGCGCGATCCGCATTCCGCCGAGCAGATCATGCCGGTACGGGTCGCTAGGCAACCATTGCCAGTAGCGGAACGACTTTCGTTTGAAAAGACCGCCCGCCGCCGGAGCCGGACGCTGCTGGTAGAGCGCCGCCCAGACATATTCGCCGACGTCATGCCGGATATTCGCCCAGTTACGATCGCCTCGCGCCGAGATCATCGGCTCGCCTACCGGCCGCCCGAGCAGATCATCATCGGCCTCGGAGACCGCCGGGATGATCACGATCCGCCACCGACCCGGCTCGTTGCGCATGAGCCACCCGGCAAGATCATCTTCGTGCCAGCGAGTCTGGATCACTACGCACTTACTGCCGGGCCCGAGCCGGGGAACCGCCACACCCTGCCAGAACCGCTTTGCGCGCTCCCGGTACCGCGCCGACTGCGCTTGCTCAAGATCTTTCAGCGGGTCATCGATGATCAGCCAATCGACCGGCTTGCCGGTCAGCGAGCCCGCGATCCCTACGCAGTAGACACCGCCGCGCCCGCCGTCGATCTGCCAGCGCCCGGCCGCGCGTGAATCTGCGCGGAGAGTCAGACCGAGGTCGATCGTTGACTCGGCTCCGTCGAACGTCTCCGCGTCAAGCTTGATATCAGCGCCCCAGCGCCTTGCCATCTCGTCCGCGTACGAGACGATCGCGATCCGCAAGTCATGATCATTGGTGAGAAGCCACTCGGGGAAGTAGTGGCTAGCCCGTTCCGACTTGCCCTCCTGTGGAGGCATGAAGATCATCAGCCGGTCGTGATCGCCCTCGGCCAGCTTGACCAGCTCGGAGTCGATCAAGTCGAGCGCCGGAGTTTGGATCGTGGTGTTATTGAGCGCCTTGGCGAGATCGCCGGGAGTACGCCACCGCCGACCGGCCTTGACCTTCGGGGGAAGCGGGGGGCCGTATTTGGTCCCGGCCAGTTTCGCCGCGATCGCCTCGGCCACCGACCGGGCCGCGCCGGGCGTGCTCACTTGCCGGTCAATCGCAAGATCAGCGTGATGATCCCGATCACCAGGATCACGCCGCCGACGAGCGAGCCGATCACCGCGAGCACCTGGCCGGTATCGGCTCGTTTCTCGGTCTTCGCGTCGATCATCCCCAGGGTCGAACCTTCTCCCCGGTCGATCCGCCCCTTGATGTCCGCGATCTTGTCTTCGAGGGACTTGGTGATCGTCGCCATCTGGACGTTCATCGAATCGATCTGCTTCTGAGTGGCCAGTTCCGATTTGCCGATCGCGAGCGTGTTGGCCTTGTTCTGCTCCGACACTGCCTCTTTCGCCGCCGCGAGCGCCGCGTCCAGAGAGATCCTCGACTGTGCCGCCGTCTCGGCCGCTCTGGTATCCCGTTCGGTGAACCTGGTATCGACCGCGACGAACCGCTCGTCAGAGACAGCGATCACTCGCTGGATCTCGCCCAGCAGATACTCGCGTTGCGCGCTCATCTGCCGGTCCATGTCGCTTATGAAGTGCGACCGCGCTTCGATACCCGAGTCGATCAAGGTTTTGAGCGCAGATGATTGCAGGGCCGTGGCCTGGTCCATACCGGCCAGCCGAGTTTCGATCACCTCGCGCAACCCGGACAGTTCCCGCCGGAGTTGCTCGGT